CTTTTATGCTGATGCAGATCACCGCCAAAACTATCTTTTGACTAATGGTTACATTCAATTAGACGCTGGTCATGCAATTGGTCGAGGTTTAAAGACTACAACTCGGGCTGGCGATATTCGCAATGATATTTACATAAACTACGGCAATAACTTTAATTCTCAAAAAACTGCTACCGAGCCAACTTCAATTGCAACTTATGGATATAAGGCCGAAACCATCAACTCAGTAATTCATTCAGCCGTGGATGCTCAAGCCGTGGCCGATCGTTATATTGCCCAACGCGCTTACCCTCAGCCCACCTTTGACACCATAACCTTCCCATTGACAAATTCTGAAATTGATGATGCCGATCGTAATGCCTTGCTTGGTGTCTTTATGGGAATGCCAGTTCACTTAGTTAACTTGCCAGATCAAATTTCAAGCGGTGAGTTTGAGGGTTATGTTGAGGGCTGGTCTTGGTCAGTTAGTTTTAATCAACTTTATATTACTTTAAATCTATCTCCAACCGCTTATAGCCAAGTGGCAATGAGATGGAATACCGTGCCAGTAACCGAGGCATGGAACACTTTAAGCCCAACATTGACCTGGGAATACGCTACAATCGTAGCCTGAGTATAGGAGAACAATGGCCAATCCAACCACGAATTATTCGTTTGCTATGCCTACGAATATTGATCTTGTAAAAGATTTACCTGCCGATTTTGAGATATTTGGGCAGGCAGTTGATACCCAAATGAAAACAAACTCAGATGCAGCAATAAATAAATCAACTGTTGATGCAAAAGGTGATTTGATTGCTGGAACTGCTGATAACACTATTGCAAGATTAGCCGTTGGTGCAAACGACACAGTTTTAACTGCTGATAGTTCAACGGCCACAGGCTTAAAATGGGCTACGCCTTCAAGCGGTGGAATGACTTTAATTACTAGCGGCACATTAAGTGGTTCAGCAGTAGATTTAACATCAATTTCAGGTTACAACGATTTACAATTAGTTTTAAGAGATGTTTATGCTTCGACTGCATTTACCAATTTTAGAATTAGATTAAATGCAAATTCTTCTGCTGTTTATGGTAAATCAATTTATACCTTAGCAAGCGGATCAGTTCAAAATGGTGGACCAGGACAAACACAGTTTGTTTGTAATGATGAAAATAATGCTGCGCCAGGAACTGCACAAAATGATTTTTTAGTGGCTACTTTCCCAGATTATGCAAACACTACAACTAAAAAAATCTTTTCCGTTGCTCACACTTATTTTTCAACTTCACAAAGATTTTATGCAGGTCATGGCTTTTTTGAATCAGCAGGTGCAATAACCGAAATAAATCTATCTTGTGCTAGTGGAAACTTTGGCGGCGGAACTTACAGATTGTATGGGGTAAAATAATGAGTAAAGTTAAATTAAATAAACTTATTGTGAACTGTGAAACAGGCGAAACTATTGAGCGTGAATTTACAAAAGATGAGTATGCACAATATGAGGCTGACCAAGCAACAGAGGCAGCAAAGCAAGCCGAAGCCCAAGCAAAAGAAACTGCTAAAGCGGCAATTCTTGATCGCTTAGGTTTAACTGCTGATGAAGCAAAATTGTTACTTGGCTAATGAAGCCTTGGTTATCTAAAGCAGCCGTTCAATTTAGAAAACAAGTTGATGAGTGCTACCCCGACAGGTCTACTAAAAGCGATGGATGGGTGGCTTCTCTGGCACACTTATCACGAGCATCCAAGTCAGACCACAACCCGGACCCAAAAACAGGATGCGTTAGGGCAATCGACATTACTGCTCGGTTATCTGACGACAAAAGGATTCCAGCATATTTGGCAGATCAAATTCGATTATACGGGAAAAGCCACGGCCGAATCGCTTATGTGATTTTTGAAGGCAAAATTGCAAGTCCAGTTTTAAGATGGCGTTGGAGAAAATATAAGGGTTATTCACCGCATAACCATCATTTACATTTAAGTTTTAAATCGGATCAAGATCATAACTCAGCCGAGTTTGATATACCTCTACTGAAAGGCAACTAATGAAGATAAATAACAAGCAAAAAGCAATTCTTAAATCTTATTTTCGTGGAGTGTTAGTTTCATTTTTGACATTCTTAGCAAGTAATGAACTTGGATTTGATCCAACAGTTTCAGTTATAGTTGCCGCATTAGCAGGACCAGCAGCAAAGGCATTAGATAAGTCAGAGGTAGAATATGGCATTGGATCAAATGAATCATGACAGCAACAGAATGGGCCGCGTTTGGCTCTGGCGCTTGCGCCGTGCTAACCGCCGTATTTATTGGTTTGAGATTCCTGGTTAAAGGCTGGCTTAACGAACTAAGACCAAACGGTGGTTCTTCAATGAAGGATCAGTTAAATCGCCTAGAACGGCGTGTTGATGAATTGTTTACAATTATTAGTAAGTCATAATTAAAACATGGCGAACACACGGAAAACAAAAAAACGGACTAAGGTCAATCGTCGGCGCGTTCGCCGCACTCCAGAGCCATTGACTAAACTTGACCAATGGTATATAGCAAAACACGAAATGTTTAAGGCTGCACGAAAGGCTGGATTTTCAGAATCAGTTGCACTTTATTTGATGGATAGCCCTGATGCAATGCCAGACTGGATTGTAGGAGATGGCGGGATCATCCCTAGTATACCAACTCCAGACGAGGAAGAAGATTAAAGCAAACCGTCGTTATCTAGTGGTTCCAGATTTACAAATTCCACTACACCATCCCAAGGCCGTGTCCAACCTAATAAAAATGGCCAAGCATGAAAAGTTTGATTTTGTTTTAAATACAGGTGATGAACTAGATTTTACTAGTCAGTCGCGTTGGGTAAAGGGAACCAAAACCGAGTTTGCCGAAACTCTGCACGAGGAACGCGCAATGGCGCAAGATATTTTGTTTGATTTAGGAACCACCGATATTGTCAGGTCCAACCATACTGATCGACTTTATACAACATTACTCAAAGGTGCGCCAAGCCTTATTGGATTACCAGAATTGACCTACGAACGGTTTATGGATTTTAATTCGTTGGGCATTCGCTTCCACCGTAAGGGCTACCAATTTGAAAAGAACTGGTTTTTGGCTCATGGCGACGAAGGGAACATGTCCAAGCATGCGGGGATAACTGGCCTTAATTTAGCCAAGAAATGGAATTTAAACACCGTTTGCGGGCATAGCCATAGGCAGGGTGCAGTCCGACACCAAACTGGCTTAAACGGCCGTTATTCAACGATTTGGGGTATCGAGGCGGGGCACTTAATGAACATGAGGGCCGCTAATTACCTAAAATATAACTCAGGCGACTGGAATATGGGCTTTGTAGTTCTTAGTTTTGGTAAAGGTGGCCATCAAGTTGAGTTGATACCAGTTGAGCATAACGGTTCTTTCAGATATAACAGACGGACCTATGGGTCTTGAAACCGATTATCAGCCCCGCACGATTGATGATCATATCGACGATTTTGAGGATTTATTCGTTATCTAATCGTTATAAAACACGCCGATAGTTTTTTTGTGCAGGTGATTGACAACTGCAATAGTTAACCCATCAGCAAGCGACGGACTTGCAGATAGGGAGCAAAATGTTACAAACAACAGATACAAGGCAGGCAGCAATTGACCTGGCCGATCGTGGCTGGTCAGTTATGCCATTGTTACCAAACAGTAAAGAACCGCACTTTGACTTATGTCGCCGTGCCTACTTATCAGCAACCACCGACAAACAACTAATTAATTTTTGGTTTGACTTTGATGCCAATGTAAATCTAGGCATTGGGTGTTACCAATCAGGATTGGTTGTTTTTGATATTGACTATCGCAACGGTGGCGAATTTTTATCAATTTTTGAGCCAACTTATACGGTGCAGACTGGTGATGGTTTGCACTTATATTACAAGGCTGATCCAACTGATGTTTTTAGGGGTAAGTTGACTGATGGCATTGATATTAAATGGAAGGGTTATGTTGCAACTGCTCCATCAATGCATCCGTCAGGTGCAAGATATACAGTTATCGATGGCAGAGAGCCTGCCGTCTTGCCTAGCAGATTAAGGGAGTGGGCTACAAGATGAAAGAGCAATTGTTTTATATATTGTTAGGAAGTTTTTTTGGCGTAATGATTGGTTGGGTAATTTACGAATACATTCGTGAACAAGGATATCAATCAGGATATTGGGTTGGCCGCAAAGATGGTTATGACATGCACCGTCGATTGGTCCAATTAGATAAGAAGAATGAAGTGTTTGATTATGACAAGAACTGAAAAGTTATTTGATGAAGCCGTTGCACTCATTCATTCGAGAGGATCACAGTATGGTCATCCAATGCCTCAGCACTCGCGTATCGCTGAACTCTGGAGCGCATATCTTGGTTATCCAATTACACCAAATCAAGTTGCAATGGCAATGTGTTTGGTCAAAATCAGCAGATCAGTTGAAAGTCCAGAGGTTGATGATCACTACAAAGACGCACTTGCGTATATTGCAATTTCAAAAACCTGTCATGAAGCAATGCAGGATTCAAAGTTAGATTGGCAGGTATAAGATGGCTTTCAATTTAGATGATTACACTACGGTCCAGGAACGGATTGCCGAGTTCTGGGGAAAGTATGAAAATGGAGCGATACGAACAGAGGTTATCGAGGCCTCAAACACTCGATTCATTGTTGTTGCTAAATTATATAAAAACGCAACCGACGAAAAGCCGTTCTCTACGGGTCATGCTCAAGAGGTCATTAGCGATCGCGGTGTTAATCGTGATTTTGCCCTTGAAAATTGTGAAACGAGTGCAGTTGGAATTGCTGCAAAGTTTGCAAACATTGGCACGAAAAAGCATCTTGCATCTCGCGAAGAAATGGCAAAGGTTAATAAGGTAACTGAAACTAAAAGGGTTTACAGTCCACCCAACTCAAGATCAGCAATGGTTGAGCAAGCCTTAAGATCATCTTTTGATGAAGATGTAAAGAAGGCAGTAAATCCTGAACCAGTTGCATGGAGTGTTGGAGAAGTTGTTGATGCGATAGGTAGTTCAACACCGAATCCACCGCCTGAATGCGAGCATGGCATGATTTTGAAACAAGGTGTGAGCAAAACCAATAAACCCTATTATGGCTATGTTTGCAAAGGGTCCAATAAAGATCATGCTGTTTGGGCCAAGATGACCGCCAATGGTAATTGGTATTTTGCAGGGGGTGAGTAGTGGGGTATATAGCCTTCATAAATGGCAAGAATGTCCAGGTTGTAATTGATGATTCTGGCCCGCACCTAGTCGAATCAGTTATCAAATGCGAATTTTGCGGTGATGACCGAATCTTATCTGATGGCCGTTGCGTAACTTGTTGCCAATTAGATGACACCAAGATATGATTTTAAATGCGAGTTCTGCATGACGCAAGTGGAACTCGTTCTCGCAGTTGATCAGCAGGTGCCCAAGTGTGCTGGATGCATGGGGAAACTTGTGCGCCTCTGGTCAGCAGTTCCAATTCATTTTAAGGGTGATGGATGGGCAGGTAAATCATGATTGTTGATTTATCTAAAGATGAAGTTCGTATCTGCATCCAACTTGCAACTGAAAGATATCTTGCAAAATGGGATTCAGTTGATCGGCCTAATTATGCTGAAGGGAAGGCGCAGGGCAAACTAGAGCATGAATTATTGGCCAATATAAGGGCCAATGTATGCGAATGGGCAGCAGCCAAACTATTTCAATTATCCTGGAATGTGCCTTACTATCCTAATGAAGAACATTGGTGTCGTAAGGATTTGCCTGACATTGGCACAAATACAGAGGTTAGGTCAGTCAGGACTAACAACGCAATACCATTTTGGGAGAAGGACTTGGAGAAGATATTGGTTGCAACTAAATGCCTAGACTTAGAAAAGTTTTCTCAAGTCTTTGTGTTTGGTTATGCCTTACCTGGTGTTTATCAGTCTGATGAATACTTTGATGAATCTATTGCAGGTTGGAGAATCCCTCTTGATGACTTCCATTTTGAAGTTTAAATGTAACGGATGCGCTCGCAAAACTGAGTTTATCTGGTTATCTGACATTGATGTTCCTCAAGGTTTTGGCGTATATCAATGTAAAGAGTGCTCATGCGTGGGCACTAAGAACCTTGCTGAACAAATAAACAATGATGCTAAAGTTAATCGCTGCACCCAATGCGGTTCCTGGCAGTTTGAGGGGAAGGAATGCCACACATGCTTGATGCTAATTTGACAGGTGGTTACTTAGATAAATGGTTAGATGAGGATGATTACAGATACAGTTGCAAGTTCATTGTGATCTAAATCATAGTCCACATACTGAGATAATTAGGAAGGTTCCTTGTATATGATTTCAATACCCATGATAGGCTCTAGCCTTAGCATTTGGCCTAAAGCCAAAAATGCGAGCCGCGTAAGCGGATTGCTCGCAAGGTGCTGGCGAGTTGGGATCGCTCTATGTTTAGCAACATTTTGGAATTTAGATATAGCACAATCTCAAACAATCAAGGTTAATACATTAAAACAAATTACATTCCATCAATTGGATTATTCATTTGATCAATTCTATTGCGTTGATCAAATTGTATGGAAAGAATCGCGTTGGAATTACAAAGCGAAGAACCCTAAGTCAAGTGCATTTGGGTTGTTTCAGATATTAAAGTATAAAGAAACTGATCCAATTAAACAGATTAAAGATGGGCTTAAATATATTGAATATAGGTATCAAACCCCATGCCGTGCGCTCGCACATCATAACAAGAATGGATGGTATTGATGGCCAAG